TTTAAAAAGTAAAAAAATGAAATCAGAAATCACACAAGAGCAAATCCAAGAATGGAAATCAAAACATGGAGATATTTTTAGATTAAAAATAGAAGATAAGGAATGTTATCTTAAAACCCCTGATAGAAAAACGCTGAGTTATGCGTCTTCTACGGCGACAAAAGACCCGCTGAAGTTTAATGAAATCATCCTTAAAAACAGCTGGCTTGGAGGAGATGAAGAAATTAAAACTAATGACAGCTTATTTCTTGCCGCATCTTCTAAAATTGCAGAAATCATAGAAGTAAAAGAGGCTGAGCTGGAAAAGCTTTAGAGCAGGCGGAAGTAAACGAAGACGAACAGCCCATTCGTATTTTGGATGCGCAACTGCGGTATTTTTTCAAAATAAATCCCGACCTGCTGACAGATGAGGAATGGGCAATGCGTGTGGAAGAATTAAAGTGGATAAGAGCTAAAGAAGCAGAAGCTTCAAAATCTTATTAAAGATGTCTCTTTCTGTGAACGGCTGCGAAATACATAAAAAAACAGCTGGCAGAAAAGAACAACATCCCTTTAGCAAGGTAGTCTATAAGAGGAACGCTCCATATCAAAACAGAAGCGACTAAGAAGACTACTGAAAGCACAGGGCGGTACTTGATAAGATATACATAATCTTTTCCAAGTTTCCATATAAAACCTGCTGCAAGAGCAACCAGAAAAATATAAACAAATACTAATAACATAATGCAAATATAACTAAAAATGGCAAATGTTTATGAATTTATCATCTCTATGAAAGACGGCATTTCTGCAGCTGCAAAAAAGGCCTCTTCTTCTATAGATGGTATCAAAAACAATGCCGAAAAACTGTCCGGCGCAGCAACGAAAACACAAGAAAAGATGTCGGCGCTTTTCTCAAAAGTTACGGCATCTGCTGTTAAGGCTGTTCGTGGTCCCAAAACGCTTCAATATTCTATAGATGAACTTAAAAAGAAACTAGAAAAGGTAAACCAGGTTAAATTTTCTACTCATCTAAAAAAGGAATTTAATGAAGCCACAAGGGAAGCTCAGCGCCTTGAAAAACAAATTTCAAGATTAGAACAGGGAATATCCGGTAAAGGTTTCGGTTCAAAGCTGGCTGGCTGGCGGAAAGACTTTGCAAACTCTCTCCCTGGTGCTGATATAATATCTAATCCACTGACTTTGGCAGGGGCAACCATTGGTTCTTTTTGGACGGCAACAGAAAAAGCAATGGAAGCGGGCAAAGAGAGAATGAAGCTGCAAACCCTTACAGGAAGCAAAGAAATAGGAAGTTCGCTGTATGAGGGATTAACAAAGTTTGCTACTGATACGGTATTTGGAACAGAGGTTTATGATATGGCTACGCAGATGCTTGCCAATGGAATTAAAAGCTCTGATGTTATGCCGCTCATGGAACAGCTCGGAGACATCAGTATGGGAGACGCCGATAAGCTCGGAGGACTTTCACTCGCTTTGGCTCAGATACAAGGAAAAGGACATCTTGCTGGACAAGAGTTATTACAGCTCATCAATGCAGGATTTAACCCTTTACAGATTATATCCGAGAAAACGGGAGAAAGCATGAGCAGTCTCAAGGATAAGATGGAAGATGGGAAAATCAGCTTCAATGATGTTCGTAGGGCAATGGATATGGCAACAGGAGAAGGGGGAAGATTCCACAAAATGCTTGAACAAGTCGCAAACACCCCTTATGGACAATTAGAGGGGTTAAAAGGACAATTAGAGCAAATGATGGTAAAGGTAGGCTCTGTGTTTATTCCTATCGCTTCTAAGATGATGAGTTTTTTCAGTTGGTTAGGAGAGCAATTGGGGCCTATTTTAGAGCCTGTGGTTATTATTTTGGGAAGTCTTGCGGCTGGACTTTTAGCTGCCGCTGCCGCACAATGGGTGCTGAACCTTGCATTATGGTCTAACCCAGTAGGGCTGATTGTGGCAGGAATTATCGTGCTGATTGCGGTTATCACTTATCTTATATCAAAAATCAGCGGTTGGGGCGAGGCATGGAGTACCGTTGTAAATAACGCAAAGCTCACATGGGAAGCTTTTACCTCTATGATAGACTATTACTGGCAGAAGACCACTAACAGCTTTATGATAGGCCTCAATAAGATAAAGGAAGGTTGGTATACCTTCAAAAATGCTGTCGGAATGGGTGAGGAATCAGAAAATAATGCCCTGCTTGAAAAGATAAATCAAGACACTGAAAACAGAAAGAAAACAATAGAAAATGCACAAAAGAATTTTGATGAAAAAGCAGGTGCATTTAAGAAAGGTATCAAAAATCCTCTTGATGAGTTAAAATGGAACGAAAAATCAAGTCTTTCCAGTACGGTAAATAATTTAAAAAACACCATAATGCCTGAGTATTCAGCAGTAGGAGGGCTTGGGAAAGATGACAAGAAAAAAGAAAAGAAAAAGGGAAGAAAGAAAAAAGAAGCATCGGATGGAATCATTTCCGGAGGTTCAAAGCAGACCAACATTACCATCAATATTGATAAAGTAGGGACTGATACCAAAATTTATGTATCCTCAAAAGAGGAAGGACTGTCTTCTTTTGGAGAAAGAGTGAGAGAAGAACTACTAAGAGCTATTAATAGCGTGAATCAACTTCAAACATAATGAACAATGGAATTAGACATTAAGGAACTTGTCGCCATGGCGCATTTTAATTATGTAGGGCCGGCATTTCCAAGCTGGTGGGGGAAAAACAAAACAAAATTTGTTCTTCCTTCACTGAGGGGAATAGCAAGAGAACTGATGCTTGGAGGAGCTTATTTTCAAACACTAAAAGTCGCATACAAAGGAGAACAATTTGTTTTTCCAAATGAGCCGCTTATCTCTATGAGTTTAGCCAAAACCATAGTTGAAACCGCAACAGTAGGCAAAGAAAGGCGCGGAACAGTAAAAGAATACATCTGTACCGAAGACTATGCCCTTACAATAAAAGGAGTCTGCATCAATGAAGACCCAGAAAGAAGAGATGAATACCCTTCAGAGCAGGTACAGGAACTCCACAGGATGTTTGAAATCAATGACAGTCTGGAGGTTGTCGGAAATCCATTCTTAGAATTGTTTGAAATTCGGCGTATCGTACTCCAAGATATTCAGTGGGAAGAAATGGCAGGAGAACAGGGTTTACAGAAATACACCATTACTGCGGTTTCAGACAGCGATTTTTATGCAGATTTAACCGATAAAGCAAGGGCTTTAAAAACTTTGTGAGATGTTTATTTTAAAATCAGAGATAAAAATAGGTGATTTTATATTCCATTCAGTAAGTGAAGTGGAGATTACCAAGAGTACGGAAGAACTCTCAGACACTGCGGTAATAACCATGCCGTCCAAATTCAAGATAAGACATAATGGAGAGGAAAAACAGGTGGAGAATGCAATTAAAGTCGGCGATAAAGTAGAAATAAAACTTGGTTATGAAGAAAGGTACGAAGGAGTGGAATTTGTCGGCTATGTAACAGCGATAGGCTCTAAAATCCCCTTAGAAATCAAATGTGAAGATGCTATGTGGGTTCTTAGGAGAAAAAATATCACTCACGCCTATAATAATGGCACTACACTCAAAGAGGTGCTAAAAAAAGTGGTTGAGGGGACAGATGTAGAGCTTTCGGATAAAATCCCCAGCATGAAGATAGATAAACTCGTCATCAGGATGGCTAACGGGGCGCAGGTGCTTCAAAAATTGAAAGATGATTTTGCGCTGAGTATTTATTTAGACAATGAAGGAAAATTATATGCAGGGCTGGAACAGATGAACAACATAGGAAAGCAGGTAATATACGACCTTAACTATAATTTGGTTGAGAACAATTTAGAGTATAAATCTGCCGACCAAAAGAAATTAAAAATAAGATACACTTACATAGACAATAAAAACAGGAAAAAAAGCATAGAGGTCGGCGATAAAGACGGAGAACTCAGGACTTTTCATACAAGTGTCATTTCAGATGAAAAGAAACTTGAAGAAATGGCACAAGCGGAGCTTAAAAAACTCAAATATGACGGCTTTGAAGGTTCTGTAAAATCATTTCTAATTCCTTATGCAGAACATGGTATGGCAGCAGTCATTCAAGACAGTGAACATCCAGCGAGAGAAGGCAAGTACTTTATAAAAAAAGTAGTAACCACTTACGGAAGTTCTGGAGCAAGAAGAGATGTAACAATTAGCAATAAATTACAATGAGCAAAGAACTACAAGATGGATTAAACCTAATGAGACGACGAGGAGTAGACACCTTTCCTGCTGTAGTGGTTTCCGTGGATAAAGCAAATGGAACTTGTGTGGTTAATGATGGAGCATTAGACTACACCGATGTCAGACTTTCAGCAAGCGTGGAGGATGAAGGTAAGAGATTTTATTTGTTTCCAAAAGTAGGCAGCTGGGTATTGGTTTCTCCAATCAATGAGGATATTCATCGTCTTTATATTGAATTTTTCAGCGAAATAGAAAGCGTTGATTTAAAAATAGAAGAAACACAGTTAAAAGTAGATGAAAAGGGATTTCTTCTCAAAAAAGAAAACGAAACTCTAAAAGCATTGATGGTAGATTTATTACAAGAAATCCAGAAGATGAAATTTACCACTTATGCTGGCGGACCAACATTGACTCTGCTCAATAAACCGAAGTTTATTGAAATTGAAAACCGATTTAAAAAGTTTTTAAAGGAAGATTAAACCGAATTGAATATGGCAAAATCAGGACTAAATATAGAAAGGCTGCAAGGGAAAATAAAATCGGCTTGGCTTTCTCAAATGAACAATGAAAATGGCGAAGACTATTTGGATAAGATGAGCAGAAACCTCGCAAAGGCTATTGTGGAGGAAATATCGGAGCTTATTGTAGTAGTTCCAGCAGGTATAAAAGTAAATACAACAGGAGGGGCTGGGCAAACTATAGAAATAAAAATTGCTGATTTAAGATGATAACCATATTACACAATCAAAGTCTTTTAGATTTGGCGGTTCAGCACACAGGAGCGGTGGAAAACACCTTTGCTCTTGCAGTAGCGAATGGGTTGAGTCTGACCGATGATTTACCCGCAGGGACTGAAATTAAACTCCCAGACAGCGTGAATAAAGACAGCGATGTGCTGAATTATTACACCGCAAAAAGGCTTCAGCCTGCCACAGCAGTAATAATGCTGCCAGAGGAGGAAAGATTAGAGGGTATCGGATATTGGGCAATTAGTGTAGATTTTAAAGTAAGTTAGAAAATGGCAAGAAGTATAGAGCAAATCAACAACGAGATAATTAAAGCCAAAGAGTCAGAGTCTGCTCTTGCAGGGCTGACATCGACCAGCAAGGTGGCAATATGGAGGCTTTGGGCGTACATCACAGCATTTGTGATTTACACGCTGGAGTTGATTTTTGACCAGCACAAGGCGGAAGTCTTGGAGGCTTTGACACAATTAAAGCCCCACACGGCAAGATGGTACCGCAACAAGGCATTAGCCTTTCAATACGGATTTGACTTAATCACGGACACGGATAAATTCAATAATCAAGGATTTACCGAAGACCAGATTTCGGCTTCTAAGATTGTCAAATTTTCTGCAGTAACCGAAGCGGATACCGAAAGCCGTCTCATTGTTAAAATTGCAACCGAACAGGGCGGAGAACTCCAGCCGATAAGTGTTGGACAAAAAGCCTCTTTCGATGCTTACATGAACGAAATCAAAGACGCAGGGGTAAGAATTACAGTCATCAACTACCTTCCCGATGTTCTCAAATTACAGATGAAAATCTACCGAGACCCATTGGTTTTGGATGAAAACGGACAAAGTATCGTAATAGGGAAAAAGCCGGTAGAAGATGCCATTAAGGAGTATTTGAAGAATTTACCATTTGATGGAGAATTAGTCCTCGCACACTTGGTGGATGCTCTCCAGCAGGTAGAGGGCGTGAGAATTCCGCATATCATTTTGGCTGAAAGCAAATGGATAGATGCAGGAGTGAATGATTACGGAGGTTACGAGACCATAGAAGTAAAGAAAATCCCTGTAAGTGGTTATTTCAAAATAGAAAACTTTAACAACATTGAATATGTGGTTTAATCTGGACATCCCAAAATTGACAAGCCTTTTAACTCCGACTTTCCTCCGTAGGGAAAAGCTATCGGCATGGCTTCGGGCGCTTCATTATCCTTTGATAAAGATAGCTTATGATTTTAATATAAACCGAAATGCCAATCTCTACAATCTCGCCCACAATGGGCAGGTGTGCTACCTCCGTGCGGCACTCAACGATAAGTTTGACATCAGTCAAAGGCGGATAAAGATAACTGACGGGAACAGGTTTCAACGGCAGTATATCTATACCAGGGGAGAGCAAAAACCGAAGTTTTTGGGTACGATTTATCTCTATGAAAGAGCCGATTATGGCGATACAGGAGTTGATTTTATCGTACTGGTTCCGAGAGGACTGCTGTATAATGAATTTGAAATGAAATACTTAATAGATTTTTATAAACTAGCTTCAAAACGCTATAAAATACAAGAATATTAACATGAATGTAGTAAGATACAAACAAACAGGAGGCTTTCCGCTGGATACCAATAATTTGGATTTTCTGCAAAGCTCTTTTCATATCCTCAATACGCTGGGGAATTTGGCTGGTGATATGGTAATTATTTCGGGCTGTGAAACAACAGGGAACACGGTAAGCAACGGAGTGGTCTATGTGAACAAAGAAGTATTGGAGTTCAGAGGCGGAAGTCTTTCGGCTAATGTCTTTATCAAAGAAGAGGCAGTATCAGGAACTTTTGAAGACGGTTCATTTAAGCCTATTGAGATTACACGATATGTAACATTCGGAAGTTCCACGCCAGAGAAAACCTTTAAATGGGAAGATTTTAAGCGTGTAGATAATTTGATAAAGCAAGGAGTAAAGAACGCCGATTTTGAGAAAAGAATTAAAGCTCTTGAAAACAAGAAAAGCCCTGTGCCGATTGGCTTAATTGCTATCTGGGGGAAACCAGCCAGCGAACCTATACCAGAGGGCTGGAAAGAGTGTACCGACCTTAGAGGAAGAATGCCTCTGGGCTGGAATCCTGACGATACTGATTTTAGCGAATTGCTTAAAAACGCTGGAGAAAAGACGCACCAGCTGACCATTACAGAAATGCCTGCTCATAGTCATTCAGGAAAAACATTGACACCGGCAGAAGCGGTCGGCATTCATTGGGATGGACACGATGGTATAGGGTTTAAACCCGGAAGCGCCAACAACGCTCCTGGTGACACAGGACTTACAGGAGGCAATAAGCCTCACAACAATATGCCTCCGTACCGTATTATTAAATTCATTGAGTTTATAGGATTTGATTAAAGTTTAAGACTATGGCAACAGCGATAAATACAATAAAACAATGGTTTAAAACAGGCTCAAAGCCTACACAAGACCAATTTTGGAACTGGATAGATTCCTTCTGGCACAAGGATGAACTGATACCGCAGGACAAAATCCAAAACCTAAGCACTACGCTTTCTGGCAAGGCAGATGCTGATCAGTTGGCCAATAAAGCTAATGCAGATGCATCGGGATTGACACAGGAGCAGATAGAAGAATGGAGAAAAATCCTCATTAAACCCACAGCATCGGGAAAATCTTTTGAATAATAACATTAAATATATAACATTATGAGATTCGTAGAATTACAAACAAGACCTCTAACAGAGGCAGCACCAACACCCGGAACAATTACCACAGAAAAAGACACACTAATCGCACATCAGGTATCGGCAACCGAAGCCGATTTGTATGTAACCGATGAAAAGGGAAAAACCTTGAAAGTAAGAGCGGGAAGCACACAATCCGGCGGTGGCGGAGGAACAACTCCACCTATTAAAGATGTTCTTACCGCAGGGAATGACCTAGATGGTAAACACTTTACGGGAGTATTAAAATCTATAGATTCAGATGTTCCTAATAATGTATCTTCAACATTTAATTCCGATAAAGATAGTGTTTCTTATAGTAGAACTACTAATGATGAAAATACTTCTTTTGATGTAAGTTCAAGAGGAGTATCTTTTAATAGTAATAACTCTTCTACAAACGAAAATACTAGTTTTGAAGCAACTCAGTCATTAAGGTATAGTAAGAATAATTTTAATTCAGATGTAAAATTAGAGGCTAGCGACTTTTCTTTAAAATATGGTATTTCTGACAGAAGCATGCCTGGTAATGATATGGAATTTATAGTAGAGAAAGAAAGAGTTACTTATTCTATTCCTTATCGTGACCCGCTAAATCCAATGGCTCCAGCCACTCCTTTGAGATACGAAGTAGGAGCGGAAGGTATTAAAGCTAATAAGTATTTAAAACCTTCTCAGGACGAGCAGTTTGTCCAAAAGAAATATGTGGATGGTTTATTAGGAGGGGGAAAACCGGAGGTTACTATTGACCGCATGTATTTGAATTATGCGGGTAAATTAGCCGTAGACATCACTGTTACAGGTATGGGAGGCAAAGCATCAGATTCCGCAGCGTTCCAGCATTCCAGCATACAAACATTTATCAGCAACGGAAAAGGCTCGGCTAATGTAGCACAAGGTTTTGGCTTTAGTTCAGGAAGTGGAGCTGTTATCCAAATTACAGACAGTGATACCGAAACAGGAGTATGCAAGGCACATATTGAGATAGAATCTACTACGCTCCCAGCATGGGGAAATGCAAAAGGAGATGTTTTATCCAATACCTATATACAGTTTACTTATGTGCCTGAAGCATTGTCCGACCCAAGCACTTGGGCTAAATCTAGAAGGACTTATTATGGAGAAAAATACACTGAAGGACAGGCAGGAGTTGTGGATTATAAATTTAAATCAGGAAAGCAGTCTCTACTGATTACATCTACAGAAGAATACAAAATGTTTGCCTTGGATAACACCATGTTTGATGTAGAAAATCCTACCAAGTCACTATTTCATAATAAATTTGGAAATGGTGCTCCTCTAGGGTCTCACGATATATATTCAGGCATTATTCTTGCCGACAACAGAATAATGCCTAATCCTACACCTGGGCAGGTTACAGACTGGGAGCTGACACTAAAGCTGAGCGGCAACAATATAGATGCCCTTAACACTAATGGTTATAGAGCGGTGATATACGATGCTGAAAACAATCCATTGGATGAAGTTCCTGTATTTTCTTTTACAGGAGGAGCATCTCCTGCACCAGCCCACGATGTTAAAGTAACACTTAGAACAGTTAATTATTTTAAAAATATTGTAGGAAACAAAAGAGGGTTTAAGCTGGGAATCAGATGTCACAATGCCAACTCTGGACTTGATATTAATTTTGAGCTTAAACATATTAGGAGAATCAGTCACTCTGTGGCATAGAATAACAATACCAGCGTCTTCGGGCGCTGGATTTAAAAGAAAGAATTATGAATGAATTTATAAATGAACACATTTTGCCACACTTCGGGACTTTCATCTCTGCAGTGCTGACGGGCTTGGCGGGGTTTATCTTTGGAAAGCGGAAGCAGAAGGCAGAAACCGAATCTATTGAAGTCAATAATGACACGGTAGAGATTGGCAACGCTGACAAGCTGGTGAGAGTCTATAAAGATACTTTGGATGACCTGCAGACCCGATATGAGGCAAAGTTTAAGGAAATCACAGGACTTTATGAAGACAAAATCAAGCTCCTGCAGGATGAAATCACCATTTTGAAGAGAAGTATCAAGCAGCTTAAAGAAGAAAACATACTGCTTCGCCAAAGACTCAAAGAAAACAATCTAGAGTAAAATCCTTTGGAGGATAGGGATTATAAAATGTCCTCCGCTTTTTAAAAACTTTCTCAGGGTATTTAAAAACAACAAGCACGAAGCTACGGAGGACAAAAAGTCTTCTGTACTTCGTGCTTGTTGTTTACCCTGAGAATTGCAAATATAAGAACTAATAACCATTAAAAAAACTAATAACTATGAAAATTTATAATCAAGCACCTTTACCGTTTCAAGGGCAGAAAAGGAGGTTTTTAAAATCTTTTAAAGAAGCTTTAAAGAGTTTTCCAAACGATGCAGTGTATGTAGACTTATTCGGAGGTTCTGGGCTTTTGAGCCATACAGTTAAGTCTGTATATCCAGAAGCAAAGGTAATTTACAATGACTTTGATAATTATTCGGAAAGACTTAAAAATATTCCTAAAACGAATAAAATACTTGCAGATATTAGAAGTATTTTAAATGATGAACCAAGAGAAAAAAGAGTTATCGGAGAAAAAAGAGAGCAGATATTAGACCTTTTGAGAGCAGAAAAAGGCTTTTTGGATTACATCACTTTGTCCAGTAATCTTTTATTTTCAGCAAAATATGTAACTTGTTTAGAGGATTTAGAAAAAGAAACCATTTATAACAATACTAAAAAATCAGACTATCAATCTGAAGAATATTTAGATGGTGTAGAGCGTGTCCTGATGGATTATAGAGATTTGTATAGTTTATACAAAAACACTGAAAATGTGGTGTTTCTTATAGACCCTCCGTATCTATCAACCGATACCAAAACCTACCACAATATGGATTATTGGAAACTTACCGACTATTTGAATATTCTTAATCTACTGGAGGACAAACCTTATTTCTATTTTACCAGTGAAAAAAGCCAAGTTATAGAGCTTGCAGAATGGATGTCAGAAAATGGATTTAAGCGAAGTCCTTTTGATGAATCTACTAAAGTTGTTATCCATACATCTTTGAATTATGGAGCTAAGTATAATGATATAATGATTTATAAAAATA